CCGGGCATTTCCTCATATAGCTCCAGTTGCTGAAAAATGTGATGATGAGCTTGTGAAGAATATTCGCAAATGGATCTGAATGAAAGGGTAAAGTATGGAAAAAATAATCAAGATTGATGATAAAGATGTCAATTTTAGGGCAACCGCACGAACACCGAGATTGTATCGTTCACTTGTTGGAAGAGATATGATCGTGGATATGAACAAACTTCAAAAAGCGTACACCGATAAAGAAAAAGGTGAAATTGCAAACTTTGATGTTTTAGATTTACAAATCTTTGAAGATACGGCTTATGTCATGGCATATCAAGCTAATCCCGAAATGAAAGAAAAAACGCCTGATGAATGGCTTGATACGTTTGATATGTTCAGCATTTATGAGATATTGCCACAAATACTCGATTTATGGTTACAGAATACAAAAACAACATCATCAGCTAAAAAAAAATAGCTCCCCGGGATCGTGAACCGAACGGAGCTATTTTTATGCTCCGATGTGCAGAACTTAATCTGTCAAAAGATGATCTTGATGATATGACGATCGGGATGGTGTTTGACATGATAACGGAAAAAGGAAACGATCGCGAAAAGTATGACATCAAAGCTCCTGTCGGAAGTATGTCAGCATTCTTTCAGGGTAAGCTTGATTTAGGTGAATAACATGGCATCAACTAAAATACGCGGAATAACAATAGAACTCGGAGCGGATACTTCCGGGCTTGCTAAAGCTCTAAAAGGTGTCAATTCTGAAATAGGAAAAACCCAGAAGGACTTGAAGGATGTAGAGCGGCTGCTCAAATTAGACCCTTCAAATACAGAACTTCTTGCTCAAAAGCAAAAGCTCTTAAATGAGCGCGTACAGGAAACGAAAACAAAGCTTGATGCCTTAAAACAGGCGCAGGCATCTATTGACCTTTCAACAGAAGAAGGTCAGAGACAGTATGATGCACTGACAAGAGAGATCATATCTTGTGAGAATGAATTAAGAAATGCGCAGCAGCAGGCATCCGGCTTTAATGCCACAATGCAGAAGGTATCAAACGCGGCTGGCAATATGTCAAAGACGTTCGGCACGCTGGCTGATAAAACTCGCGGATTATCTCTGGCGGCAACAGGTGCGCTTGCAGGACTTGCCGGATTAGCGGTCAAGGCTGGAAAAGATGCTGATGAACTTAATACTCTTGCAAAGCAGACAGGCGTTGCAACGGATGAGCTTCAAAAGATGCAATATGCCGCTGATTTGATAGATGTAGATACTGAAACGATCATCGGCGGTCTCCGTAAGCTAAAGAAAAACCTTGACGGACATGAAGAGAGCTGGAAGCGTGTTGGGGTCAATGTCAGGGATGCAAATGGCGAATATAAGGATATAACGTCTATTTTTTATGAGACTGTTCAGGGCTTGTCGGAGATCGAAAACGAGACAGAACGTGATACAGTCGCGATGGATCTGTTCGGAAAGTCAGCAGATGAACTTGCCGGAGTTATTGATGACGGCGGTGCGGCATTAAAGGCTTTAGGCGAAGAAGCTGAAAATCTCGGGGTCATTATTCCGCAAGAGGATATTGACAAGGCAAATGAACTGAATGACCAGCTTGACAGATTAAAAGCTGAAATATTGCCGACAATAACGCAGCTCGGCATTCAGATTATAGAGGCTATTCAGCCGTATCTGCCGACAATACAAACGGCAATACAGGGAATATGCGATGCACTAAAGGAAGTTGATCCGCAACTTGTTTTGATCGTTGGCGGAGTTTTGGCAGCTACTGCCGCTTTGTCTCCGATGTTTAGCGTATTATCAAGCTTAACTGGTGTGATATCTACACTCACAGGAAGCACAGGGGCTCTGGGAGGTGTCATAGGCGGTTTATCTGCTCCGATTATGGCGGCGGTTGCGGCGGTTGGCGTTTTAGTAGCGGCATTCGTTCACTTGATGCAGACAAATGAAGAGTTTAGAAATACCGCGCTCGGAATATGGGATAGTGTTCAAAGCAGATTCAATCAATTTGGTCAGAATATAGTCAATAAGCTCAACAATATGGGTTATAGTTTTGAAAACTTCGGTGACCTTGTGAGCAGGATATGGGACAAAATCTGCAATATGCTGGCTCCGCTCATGGAGAACTCCATGAGACTTGTTGAAAACATAATCAATGATGTTCTGACGGCAATAGAGGGCATTTTTGATGTGTTTGCGGGTGTATTTACAGGAAATTGGACACAGGTCTGGGAAGGTATAAAACAGATATTCAGCGGCGTATGGGGTGCGATTATTGATACATTCAAAGCGCAGCTCAATACGATCATCGGGCTTGCAAATGGCGTCATTGATGGTATCAATCTCATCAAAGTTGGCGGCGAATCTGCAAATATACCGCATATACCGATGCTGGCAGAAGGTGGTATTTTGACAAGCGGCACGGCAATAGTCGGTGAAGCTGGTCCAGAGCTGGTATCTGTATCAAGTGGAAGAGCTATGGTTCAGCCTTTAAGCAGCGGGAACGAATTGACAAGCCTGTTAGAGACATATCTGCCGTATCTGGCAGCAGGCACACAACTTGTCATGGATTCGGGTGCGCTTGTTGGTAGTATAGCTCCTGATATGAACGCGGCACTCGGCACTATAGCAATAAGAGGCGGGAGAAGATGAACGCTTTATCAAATGGCATAAAAATCACAGTTGAAGAAAATGGAAATGTTTTCCATACACTTGATGACTGGGGTCTGGCACTTGGGAATAATAACTATATCGGTGATCCTGAAATGGAGACATCATATATCAATGTACCCGGAAGAGATGGGATGATTGATGTCTCAACTGTTTTATCCGGGCGAAGGGTATATAAAAAGCGTGAGCTGGCGTTTGAGCTTGGTGGTAAGCATGTCAATACAAACTGGGATGCGGTTATCTCATCAATGAGAAACAACATCGAAGGGCGTATATGTAGGCTTACGCTTGATAACGATCAGGAATATTACTGGCGCGGTCGTGTGTATATTCAGGGCTTTGACAGGATGCGCAGCGTGGGTTCATTTACGTTGGCGGTTCCTATGGCTGATCCGTACAAGTATGATGTGCAGTCATCAGCAGAGCCGTGGTTATGGGACCCTTTCAACTTTGAAACAGGCGTTATTATCCAGACGCAATCAACGGATATTGTCGGGAGCGGTTCTGTCACAGTTCCGCATGGGCATATGCCGACATGTCCGACCATTGTGGTGTCGAATAAGTCATCGGGAGTGTTCAAGCTTGTTTTTGATGGCTTTGATTATGAATTATCTATTGGTGATAACAAAATACCTGCCGTTTTGGTAGGCGGTGAAAATGATGTTGTTTTGAACTTTGTCGGAACGGCAACTGTTCAGATCGTATATAGAGGTGGATCACTATAATGTATCAGGTGATGCTCGGAAATAGTATTTTATACTATCCGTCAAATGATGAATATGCCATATATGACACGGATCTGACACAGGATGTCGGACAGGCTGGGGAGTTTACTTTTAAAGTTCCCCCGACTAATCCTTTATATAATACGATCACGAATGGTCAGCTTGTTACGCTCCTGAAGGATAGCAAAGAATACTGGCGCGGTGAAATACGCGATATCTCTGTTGACTTTGCAAAAATAGCAGAAGTTTATTGTGTGGAAGATCTGGCATGGCTCGGTGATGAGTTCATACCTCCGGCAAAGATAACAAATCAGACGCGGCTGCAAAGACTTACGGCGGCAATCAATTCATATAACAATAACAGACCTGCTTCACGTCAGTTCAGTGTCGGTCATGTATATAACGCATCCGCTTCATGCAACTGGAAAACTGAATATGAATGGAGCATTCTGGATAGCATCCGCAAATGTATATGCGGAGATAATATGTATATAAAACTCCGCAGAACGTATGAAAACGGAGTTATACAAAGATATATTGACATTGTTAGGCTTGAGGATTACGGAAAAACCACAACACAACCGATTGAATATGGCTATAACCTTCTCGATTATGTAAAAGAGAGTGATTATGGCAATTTGACAAACGTGCTCACTCCGTATGGGGCAGAGCTTGAAGATCAGCCGGATGTATATGATGGTTATTCTCAACGATTAAAAGGTACGACAATATCAAATCAAGCTTCAATCGATAGTTATGGAAGGCACGCAAAAGCGGTTGTTTTTGATAATGTCTCAAGCCTTGCATCATTGAATAATCTAGCGGCATCTTATCTGTCAAGGTACTGTCAGCCGCAATTAACAATGGAAGTTCAAGCGGTGGATCTGGCAGGGATCGAGAACGTTGCTGACATCGAGATCGGGGATCAGGTGAGAATTGTAGCAAAGCCTTTTGCGGTGGATCAGTATCTGTATCTGACAGAAATATCGCGTGATATCCAGAATATAGATAAAAACATACTGACATTAAGCGGTCATGTTACCAGAAGGACACTCACAAGTCAGATCGCTGACGTATCGGAAGCGGTTGAAGAGATACCAGCTGAATGGGATCTGTTAAAACAGGCAAAAAAGAATGCCCTGGCAATGTTGCTGGATGAAACACAGGGCGGTTATGTTGTTTTTGAGTATGACGATCAGAATAATCCGTCTCAAATGACCGCAATAAATATTCTGAATGCTTTGACTATTGATAATGCTACACAGAGATGGAGATGGTCAAAGAATGGGCTCGGTTACATGGAGCGCAGGAATAAAAATCTGCCGTGGTCGGATCTGACAGTTGCAATAACATCAGATGGTCATATAGTGGCTGATTTTATTGATACAGGAGTTCTCACTGCGGCAATTATAAAAGCTGGGATATTGTCCGATACAAGGGGTCAATTTAGTCTGAATATGACAACAGGCGAGCTTGTTATGAACTCCGGCACTTTTAAGGGTGCGCTTCAAGCGGCAACAGGTACTTTTGCGGGTTCATTAAGCGCGGCAACAGGTACTTTTGCAGGAAACCTATCAGCAGCCGGGGGAACATTCAAGGGCAATTTATCAGCAGCAGGCGGCACGTTCAAAGGTAGTCTATCAGCGGCAACAGGTACTTTTGCGGGTAGTTTATCAGCAGCTGATGGTACATTTAAAGGTCGGCTTCAAGCAGCAACAGGAACGATCACAGACGGAACAGGAACTCTTTCATTGTCGGGCGGATCGCTTCACATGGGAGCACATAACCCGGGCTTATTCGCTGACAGTACAGATACACAATATTATTCATGTTGGGGAGCGGTCAATTCTTCAGCAAGGGATAATTCCGGGAACTATCTAGAGGTACCAACATACGATATTCTTGCGATAGCAAAATACGCTAAAGATCAAGGTTGGATATAAAAACGAAGGGAGATATAAAATGGCTGACATATCGGTATATCTACAGGCAATACTTGATGCCGTCTATGGCGAACAGGTAAGAGGGTCTATTCACGATGCCATTGAAATAATCAATGACGCAATGGAAGTGAGTATATCAGCAGGAACGGCTATATCAAGCGCATCGAGCTCATCTGCGGGGTTTTATGACAATTCCCTGTA